TTTTTGAGGGGATAAATTTAAGAAAGTCGTGTATTAAATCATCTTTAACACCTTTAATAACTTGCAAATTTACTGACAATTTTTTTGGGTTTTCAAAATTTAAAATAACAATACCGTCTTCATTTAAAATTGTTGAGTATTCTAAACCGTGAAAGTCTTTTTTTTCACGACTTAAAAATTTATCATAAAATATTGACAGTAATCTTGGATTCATAATTATTTAGTTTCTTTACCACAAGCGTTTATGTCTTTCATATATGCTGTTTGGTCTTTTCCTGTTGGGGTTGATGCTTGATAATTGAATACTTGACCTTTACCATTTGTAACTTTAATATCACCAGCCCCTTCATGACATCCATTACCCCATTTGTGGTGACTTTCATTATTATAATTTCTACAAGTTGCTCCGATTCTAAATTTAGGTGTCTGACCAGGTTTTGTATTAGGTATTGTTGCGGATAATATTTTGTTGGCTAAATCAGGACTAACAATAAATTTATTATACCTCATACAGGTTTTATCGGTATTACCACTACCTGTACAAGTACCAGGATTGTTATCATATGGGTCAGGAGTACCATCTTTTCTTTTAGCGTTATTTAAACTGGCATATTTTTTACCGTCATCTCTTGTTAGTGGAACATCATTTAATGTTATCTCATATACAGAACTATTACATTTATGACCTTTGCTTAAGTCCGTATAATTAATTTCAATAACCATGTTATCTAAACATTCTTTAATTGTGGTTAACTCCTCTAACTTAAGTTTAACTCGTAGGTATTGAGCGTTAATATATTCATTAAGCTGTGTCGCATAATCAGTTTGTTTTCCATTAAACCAATTTTTAATTCCATTACCTGGGTCAAAAGTTTTTGATAAACATACATAACCTTGTTTGTCATCAGCAGGTATTTTATTTGAAGGACAAAAAGGTTGTCCAATCCATTTAGGACCACCGACATCACCTTGAGGGTTAACTACTTTGAATGATGGTAATGTTAACAATAACTTTTGATTGACATATGACTGTAGTTGTTTTGTAATGTAATTTTGAATTGTTGCTGTTCTTTTCTTGGATAAAGTTCCAGGTTCAACTCTAGTACCACCCTTTTCATTATCAGTATTTGGGATTCTTGATTCTCCTCCCCCTAACATAACGCTAACCATGTAAGCCTTTCCTTGACCATTTTTTAAAAATTCAGTTACCTTAGCTAGTTCAGGGTCTAAAGTATTTTTAAAATCCGCATATGTTTCACTATAATAACCTCCTTTGAATGTAACTCTAACATCAACTTCCAACGTTTTACTTGGTTGGGTGTTATCTGTCGCTTGTTCAGATAAAATACCGTATTGTTTGAGTATATCCTTCTTTTCTGATTCAGTTATCAAAAACTTCTTAATGTTCATTCAAATTTTTATTATAAATACTTTGTGGATTCAGTTTATTTACCTATCTTTGTAATACAAAATAGTTAAAGATATGAGAAAGTCATTATATATATTACTCGCATTACTAATCGTATGGTTGTTAAGTTCTTGCAAGACCACTTTTATTGGTAAGCCTAAAACTTATTACACTAAGTATATGGTTAACTACAAAAACGGTCAATCTCAAGTTTTAATTTATCCTCATCATTGGGACGTAATGTCTATGATTGATACTACAGGTGAACTTAAGCTTGACCACATTGATACTTTACAATACAAAGTAAAACAAAAGGACTTAAATTAAAAAAGGGGTTTTAAACCCCTTTTTGTTTATAAATAATCTCCGAACATTTCGTTAATATATCTATCCACTAACCTTGAGTCAGGATAATCAGGAATCCTAAAGTCTAAAAAATCATACCCACTCATTTCGTCCATCATTTTTGTTAGTATACCTGTAAAACTACCATGATATTCCATTAAATCATCGTTGTAATGACTATCTTTGTAGGTTTCTAAATAATCATAAATAATTTGGTGTAAATCTTTGATTTTTATGTATTCATCATATCTTGTTTTTTCACCAACTTTAACGGTTTCAGTATGGAATTTGGGTTCAAAGTATGTTGATATCTCATCCATAACATCTTTCCATACTTCATCAGTATATGCGGTATTATAAGCATTACCGTGTAAACCGTATAACTCGGAATTAATCGTATCTAACTCATATTTGAGTAGATATTTCATAGTTTCCTCGTCATCAACAACTCTATCAATATTTTCAGATGTAACAAAAAAATGGTCATCGTGTCCTTGTTCTGACGCAATCAACTCCATTTCTTCAGACGCCTTACTATTAAGTTCAATTGATATATTTTTTAATTCATTTAGAACTCTTTCTTTAAAATATTTTAAATTATCAGGGGTTAACTCTTCAATAACATCTCTATAAACATCATCAGTGGTATCATAATATGGCTCCCACCAATCTTCACCCATAATATTCTTTACCAAATCTCTGGTATTTTCATATCTAGTTTCTTTAAAAAACTCAGAAATCTCTTCTCTATCACGTAATCTTAAATAATAACCATCACTCTTTTTATGGATATCAGTTAAAGTGTTGTCTACAATATAATCAATAACTTTTTCAGGGTTTTCTTGGAGTAGTGTGAAAGCAAAATTATTATATTGTTCGTCAGGTATGTTTTTTAAAGTTAACTCACTTTCTAAACCATTTTTTTTTAAGTATTTATAAAAATTATCAAAACTACCAAAAAAAGGTTTAATTTCATCCCACCCACCATCGTGTAAGGTTTCTAACATATTTAAAGCCGATTCTCTACTCATTAGTAATCAATATAAGATAAATATATTGATAAATAAAAAACCCCTAACTAAGTAGGGGTTTTAAGTTTATCGGTTTAATTATGGATTAGTTCATGTTGAATTAACAATAGTCGGTATTTTAATTCTGACTTAATTTCACTTCTTATTATAATATCAACATTATTATTTTTCATCTGTTCGTAAAAATTGTTAATTAATTTTGACGCAACAATTGTTTGGGGATAGGTAATACAAGAGTCAATTACTTTTTCAACCCAACTTTTAACATCCATATAGTGATTACTTTTATTATTCATTTTATTTAATTATTGTCGTTATAAAACCTGTCTTTTCAATCTTTTTAATAATCTGTTCAGGAGTTTCAATAACTCTATAGTAATTTTGGGAACCAAAAGCCATTGTTATCAAAGTATGGTCACTTCTTTGGTCAATACCTTCAATAAAAGTAGCATTTAAATATACAATTTTTTCATCTGTCTGAGTTACGGATATAAAATTATTTGTCATAGTTTTTATTTTCAAATTTAATAAATTTATTTAATTAATCCAAACTATTAGGAAGATATAATAGTGTGGGATTTTTCTTTTGAATATCAATTTCAGGGTATCTTTTTTTAAATTCCATGACATCGAATTTTTCAGTGATAATGTGAAATCCATTTTTAGTTGGTATTGTCATAAGCCATTTAGGGGCTCTTTCATATGTGATTACAACACCAGATGAAGTATGTGTGTGAATCTCGCTTCTATTAACAAACGGTGGACATTCTTCATTGATATAATTTATAACCTCAGTTAAATGATTTATATCATTACTATCAATATCAACAATCCATCGTTTTTCCAATGTTTTAATTTGTCCAACAACTGAATCAAAAACGTGTTGTTGGTTTATCTGTCCACTTTGGATTCTATGTACAATCTCGGTTATCATATTCATTGCAACATCCTTGTGATTTTGTTTTTGAATATGTATATACGCACGAGCCTTAAAGATTTCACATAACTGTTTAATCTCATCGTATCGTTTATCGAGATATTCGATACTTTCTACACAATATGTTTTTATAGTGCGAACTGACTGATGATTGTCTCGTTCACCTTCAGGTTGGTCTTTCTTCCTTTTGAAAACATATAACATATAAAAGTCACCTTTATTTTCAAAATTCAAAAGAGGTTTAATTATTTCTATATTGTCAATCATAGTTCCATTGTTGGTTTTAACCACATTCCTCTACCAAACATAATCTGAATAAGTTTTGGATTTATGCGGTTTATGTCATAAAATAAGTCTAAAGATTTAATTGTATCGTGTTTCATCATTTTAAAGACTTCTTCACGAATTCTTTCTTGTGAGACAACCTCTTCAAGTTTGTTAACAACACTATCCATTAAACAGGTTTCCCAAACTCTTGGTGAAATAACAAACTCTTTTGTAATTGAAAACCTAAAAGCTCTCAAAAGTCTAAGTGGGTCATCTAACATGGTTATACGAGAATCCAAAGGTGTTATTAACATTCTTGCCTCTAATGCCCACATACCGTCAAAGTAGTCAATAATATTACCATCTTCATCTTTAGCGAGAGCGTTCAAAGTGAAATCCCTACGAATTAAATCATCGTATAGAGTACCAGGGACGATAATGGGTTGTCTTGTGCCCTCAACATATCCAATCTCCTTACGAGCCATTACGAAGTCAGCAACACCTTGGTATTTGTGTCCCTTTGGGAACTTAGCTCTGATTGTAAAACACTCAGGTGTTGACAAGAAAATTTCAAACTTTTCAGAACTAAGATACGTTTCCAAGATAACAAACATTTCGTAAGCATCTTTATATTTGTCTAAAAGATTTTCATTAGGGACGGCAACATAGTCAATGTCCTTGGACTTTAAACCAAGAATTTCGTCTCTGACGCAACCACCAACTTCAAAAAAGTTAAACATAATACAAAGATAAGAATTATTTTTGAATTAACATATTGGTATTTGAAATAGGTACTCGTAATACTGGCACTACACCGCTATTAGTTTTCATCATGACTTCGTAATAACCATCATTAACTTTAACCGTTGGTGTGTTAATGAATTGATAAATACATGACGACCCACCTGGATTACCTGAAAATAATTCTGTAATTTTTTCTTCTGTTTTAAAAACTAATGTTTGCATATTCTTTTATTTTATTTATTAACTTTTTAAATCTTTTTGGTTCTTCTGTTGTGTTATAATTTTTTGGGGTGTTCATCATCTCCCATTCGTATCTCTCTCTATTAAATTTAGCGTTACGCCAATCAATAATCCTTTTATATTTATCTTCACTATAAGTAGGCTTGTGTCCAAATACTGAACTACGATTTAACCCCCAAAACGCCAAATCATAATATGTACACTTAGTTATGAAAGAACCTTCATCAACTTTAATTTCAAAGTTATTAATTTCTGATAAGTCATACCAAACCAAAACATTCTCAACTAAATGATAAACAGCCTCCCAAAGTATTTCAGAGTTATTGTACCTATTAGGTACTGAAATTGTAAAATTATACTTTACATTTGGTATCTCACAATTAAAAGAGTAAGTAACCTTTTCACGAGTTGTTTTGTCCATATCAGATGATACAATTTTTCTTAGTATCTGATTAAGGTGTGTAGTTCTTTTATCCTGACCGTGAGGGTAAAAAAATTCAGAGCGAGCAATTGTCTCGTTATCCAATAATGGTTTATATCCTATCTCTGTTAACATAGAACAAAGATACGGAAAAAAAATTAAATAAGAAAATTATTTTGATAAATCGTAAAGTTTGATAATCTTACGAATCATTTTTTCACCAACTTGGTTGAATAGTTTTATTTCATAATTATAAAACTTTTCATAGTTATCTCCAAATCTTTCTAAATGTTTTATAAAATTATCGAAGAATATTTGTTTTTCACCTCTGAACCCAAAAATCGCCTCTAAAGGGTGTTGAGATAAAAATGAAACCATGTTTTGACCTTGCCATGAAATAATATTTTTAAATGCAAGTTCTAAGGTCTTTTCAACTATTTGGTCATCAGAGAGTCCATCATAATCAACATCATTATAATCGAATAGTTGTTTTATTTTTGGAATCTCTTCTTTAATTTCGGTTTTAAAGGTATCGTAATTAAAGTTTTTTAAATCAGTTAAAGTTTTGTAAGTTCTTGTACTTGTTATAAAATTATAAAATTCTTTTTTTGTAATTTGTCCATCATCAATAATAGATGCTAATTCACTTGGTCTAACTAAACTTTCAGTAATGTGAGCATAATACATGAAATGTATAAATTTATTTATTGGTGTTATATCACCAAAACCTCTACCTGAAGTTGATTGATACTTAACTCTTGACGCTAATGGTGATTTTCTTTTTTTAGAAGAATCGTATCTATGTTTTAGTTCGTGTCCAATTGAACCAATAAATTCAGCTCTTTTACTTTTCATTAAGTTTTTAATATCAGCGCCTGTGATTTCTTTGGGTCCAACAAACCTAAACTCTAAACCAAAATTATTCTTAACACGACTCTTAAGTTTAAATTTTTTAGTTAATTTACTTTCCTCACCTGTGGCCATCCCAATTAATTCAAAGTCGCTGTGTTCTTTGATTTTCATTGAAAAATTAATTTCATTGAATCTGTAATCGGCAATTTCAAAGTCACCATAAATTGTTTTATTAAATCCGTCAATGTCGTCAAAATCTATATCATCAGGTATCGCGTTGTACACTTCATCATAAACTATTCTAGCTGTTTTTGTTAAATTTTCAGGAACACCTAAAACTTCGTTTATCATTTTTTTAATTATTTCTTTTGACATATAAATAAATACCCTAAAAAGTATATTTATCAACATATGAAAATATTTTTAACCGAATCTAAAGTAAGAGACTCAATATTCAATTATTTAGATGACTCTCCTTTGTTTAAAGATGTTAGTGAACATAGAACAGGTTATCCTGTCGACGCAAAGGAGTATTTTCAAGAAGTTAGTTGGGGTGAAGATATTGACCCTGATTATGACCATGTATTTACTTATTATAGAGACCCTCAATCATATGAAGATATTACAGGTGTTGAGGATTACTATCCTCCTCATGTATTTCCATTAATTGAATTAGATACAAACTACGTATACACACCTTTATCCAATCTATTTACGGAAGAAATGGTTAAAAAATATGTTAGAGAATGGTTAAACCAAAAATTTGGTTTAGATGCGGTTCATTTAGAACCTAATTAATCATCTTAACACATTTACGTGACCAATCATTTCATATTTGTAATAACCGTCAAAGTTACCATAACTTAATTTCCAAACGTAAACACCAATCGGTACTAGTTTATTATTATGTCTACCATCCCAACCATCGTCAGTACTTTTGGAAACCCATATTAGTTCACCCCATCTGTTAAAAACTTCAAGTTTAAAATTATAATTAAACGCTGAGTTATATTCTGGTTTCCAAATATTATTTAGTTGATTACCATCAGGGGTAAAAGAATTAGGGATAAAAATTAAATCTTCTGGACAATATTCTACCGAAACATTAAAATATGTTGGTGATGAAAAACAACCATTTTCTTCTCGTATAACATAGAATTGATACGTTCCTTCACTACTCCAAGTAATTTCTAAAACTTCAGTTTGTATAATATCATTCATATAATACCACACATTGTCACCTATCAAATTACTGGATAACACCGCAAAAGTATCTATGTCTTGTTCCCCTAAACATAACATATGATATTGACTGTTATCACCAATAACACCATTAGTTATTGGTTGAATTGTGGGTATAGGATAAACAACTACTGATGTATTTGACATGAACACACAACCATTTTGACTATAGGTATAATAAACAGTGTCAAGACCATATAAATTTAAATTTGGACAATATTGATTATTGACAACATTGTTACTCCAAAATTGTCCGCCAAAGGGTGTTGCATTTAATTGAACACAGTTGTCGTACACACAAAAAGGCCCTATTGGTGTTATAGTTATTGGTATGTCTAAAACATAAACACTAAACGTCTCAACTTGACTATTACATCCACTTGAATCCTGTCCGTAAACAGATATGATATTTGGATAATACCCACCACTTAAACCTGTTATGTCTAAATTTATTTGATTGGTTCCTTGACCATTAGTTATTTGTCCCGCATTTGAAGACCAAACATAATTTAAATTTGGATTACCGTTAACAACCGAGAACTGGTTTGTTATTGAATTAACACATAATGTATCATTACCAAAAATGGTATCAATGACTACAGGTGGAGGATTTAATAAAACAACAAAAGATGTATAATCACACCCATTGTTGTCTGTTAATATATAGTTGTAAGTTCCAGGACATAATCCAGTTGGGTTAAACCCGTTTAAACCACCCGTCCAAGTAATAGTAAAAGGTCCAATACCACTACTAGGTGTTACTAATACTTGACCATCACAAAAATTATTACACGTTGGTTCTGTTATTAAAACTGCGGGTGCAGTTAGGTTTGGTGGGCCAGGTAAAACAAATACAGTGTCAGGTCCAAAACCAACTTGTTGATTACAACTATTCCATCCTGCATTACAGGTTGGGTAAACAAATTGACAAGTATAGTACGCACCTTGTGATGGTGGTGTAACAGTTAATGTTGGTCCAGTACCTAGTGGTATTGGGTTTCCAACCTGATACCAAGTTAGTGTTGGTAATACAGGTGTACCTGAAGGGGTCCATCTATAGGCATCGTTAAGTGCTGTCCAAGCTGTAGAGTTTCTACCTGGTGTTGTAAAGGCGACAGTACCCGCCTGATTATGTATTCCTTGTACTGCGGTTCCACCCGCCCAAGTTAAACAGTTTGGTTTAATTTGTATATAATTTTCAACATAGTTGGTTGACTCATGAATCACTATGTGAAATGTACCTTGAACATTTGTACATTGAAACATAGGTACATTAATCCAACTAACAATCAACTTTCTGCACGGTTGAGTCCCCTGAACTTGATATCTTATTTGACCTCCAACACCAGGATGCCAATCTTGCCATGGACCCATAATACAGTTTTTTGGTACACTACCAGCAACTGAAGGTATGGGTGTTGAGGTGAATGTAGTTGGTTGTCCTGCGGAAAAAGAAACCCATCCATTACTACCAACCCAAAATTGTGTGTATGTTTGCCCAAAAAAACAAAAGTTAAACCCAATATTAAATGGCCCTTGTTGAGAGTCGTCACTCATAAACAATTGAGTACCATTATTAGTTTGGTTAACATATTGTATCTGAGATACAGAATAAGTGTTTGTCTGATTAGGATTAGTACCTTGGGTACATTGGCTTAAATCAGCCGTAAGTGTTGTTGTATTAACTCCGCAAGGAAGATATTGGTCAGGACCTAAAAAAGGGCAATACTGAGAAAACGAAAAGTTGCTAAGCAACAAAAAAAAGAAAACCAAAGTTCTCATAGTAAAAAAATAATAAAAAGTTTATTAATGAACGATAGACAGATATAAAAGGTTACACCCTTTTACATAAATACAAAAAATAATATATTTATAATATAAACAAAGAAAAATTAATGGAGAAGTCTAAATTTGAAAATATCGGAAATACACAGTTATTTTTTACTCTAAAATTTATTGTGGAAAATACCTCTAGTAGTAGATTTGATTATAGCGACATAGAATATTCTTCATTTAGGAGTGACTGTGATAACGCAAGTTCAATAGTTGGTATTACAGGTTTAGACTTCATAGACTATAATTATTTATTAGCCGTTTTGTTATTAAATAAAAATTTTGATTATACCACCAAAAAACCTGAAGGAACTTTAGTAAGACCTTCAGTTGGTTTGTATTCATTTGATATTGATGAACATAGAAATGAGTACGTTAGAAGAACATACAAACATGAAGTGGAATCGTATTTACCTGAATTAATACAACCAATGATTCGGGGTATGGAGGATGAGGGTGTTTTTGAATATTATGAGGGTCAAGAAACTGATACTGATTATTACGATGGTGAGACCACCGATGTTAATTTTGATAGGAGTTCTGTTAGAAAAATTAAGTAATGGAAATATATAGAATTGGAATATTAGCATCTAAATTAAAAGAACGTTATAAAGGTTATAATAATCCAACTGAGATTTATTTAAACCTAAAAAATGACATGTTCATATCACCACTATTGAGAGATGGTAAATTATCAGGTCTTGACTTATTTTACCTAATTTTTATGATATACCTTCTTAATCAAGGTAAAACGGGAGATTCGATTTTAAATCTATTACAAAATTTTACTTTCGGATTTAATGTCTCGGTAATACTAGAGTCAGACCCTAATGTTGAGTGCGATTCTTGTAGTGGTACAGGTGAAATAGAATGTGATTCTTGTTACGGAGGAGGAACAAAAGAATGTGACGAATGTGATGGTACTGGTGAAAAAAGTTGCGACACTTGTGATGGTGAGGGGAGAGTTGATTGTGACACTTGCGATGGAACTGGTGAGGATGAAGAAGGTGGAAGTTGTTCAGAATGTGATGGTGATGGATATGTTAACTGTACTGAATGTCGTGGTAGAGGTAGTGAAAATTGTGATTGGTGTGGTGGCGATGGAGATTTAAATTGTGGTAATTGCGGTGGTAGTGGGAACGAAGAGTGTACCGAATGTGATGGTGAAGGGGAAGTTGAACAAACGGGTTATAATAGAGTTGATGTTTATTCATTTTTAAGTATTAGTACTAAATTAAAAGATATTTTGTTAGACTTTGAGGAAAGAAAAATAAGTCAGGAATTGTTTGAACAAATAGAAAATGATAAATTAACAATTAATCTTTCAGTAATTGAGGATATTGTTGATGACTTTTACGGTGATTATGAAGACGGTGATATGTCTCTTAATTATATTGACGAAGAACCTAACATATTCTTCAGTAGTGGAAACATTTTAAAGTTTAATTAATCAGTTAAAAATCTTCTTATATTAATTTCTGCATGTTTGTTAATAGCATCACTAACCATTGGTATATAAAAATTTTTATACCATTTTAACAATTCTTTAATATTCTCAAAATTACCATCTACATCATATCCAGTATATTCATACTCTTCAATAGAAATTACTTCTTTATTGTCTTTCTTTCTATAGACTGTAAAATTATCAGAATCTACAGGTACAATTTCACTACCATCGTAAAAAGGTGTTGCCATTGTTATTAATATACCATAAAACTCATCATTTATGTTGTGTTTTGTTTTTATATACCAAACACCACTAAACCCATCAATGTACATATCATCAACAATATTAAGTTTAGGTAATTTATTGTCACTTAACATATCCGATAAAACCATGTTAGATGTAACTACATCTAATTTTATGTTTAACATTCTAACAATTTCGTAAGTTGGTAATCCAACTAACTTTGACGTTTCATATAACCCATTGTTATTTAAATAATCAATTAATTTATTTTTAGTAACGTCTTTCATTAGTACTTAACATCAAACTCATATTTAACTCCGACTTCACAAACTTCGGGTAACATTTTAGTGATTAGTGATTCAATTTCTTCCGATATTTTATCCCAACTATGTTCAGGTAAATCATGTATTCTGTACATTTTTTCCCACTCATCTTCAGATTCACTACCAATTAATATTTTTTTAACAACTAAAGTAACCTCAGCTTCGTAAACACAATATTCTTCCATATTTTTAGGTTTTGATTTAATTGGCTCAACTTTAACGTCTTTAACCATATGTTTTACTATCCAATCAACACCTTCTTCATCAGAAGTTGAGTATGGTAATACGTACCATCCTTTATGTTCGTCAACTTTATATATTAATTTAAAAATTAAATTTTCAATCTTTTCAATTTTTTCTTTATTAAGGTCAGAAGTTTTAATAAACTCAATATAAGTTTCTGAATATTCATAACCTAAACTATCTAACGTTTTTTCAAGAGTATTTGATATTAATTTTTTAACTCTACCTATTCTACCATCCTTAACATCAACCTCGACTTTTACACCTAAATAGTTAAATCTTGGTGATTCACTATCCTCTAAAACTCTCCAAATGTTTGAAACAGAACCCATAACATCCAATATATTTATATTGGGCAATTGAAAATTATGTTGAGATTCATATCTCTCAATAAACTTAGGTAAAAGTTTAGACATAATTTCTTTTACTCTTTCGGTATATATTGAATTGTTCATAGTATTTTTAAAAACTACCTATTGAGTGGTCTCCCCAGCTATCGTATTCGTCTTCCATATTATTTAATATCTAATTTATATATTGTCACAGGAACACCTGTTTTATTGGTTATTTCGTTTTCAATATAATCCAAAATACATTCTTGAATCTCATTCTCAACTTCCCAGCCATAATCTTCATTTTTTAATGCGTCTTCAAGTTGATGTTCTTCCCCTCCAATCATAATTAAACTAACACTAGCATTTGGATTTTTTGCATCAACATATGCGTTGACGTAAATTTCACTAACACCTAACTCTTCACGTCCATCATTTATCTCTTTTGCTATTTTTAAATCAAAATCAAAATTATACCCACCACACATAAAATTATCTTCACCTATTTTATGTGGGTTTTTTTCTATAATTTCTTTCGCTAATCTGTGAGCATCTTCGTTACCTAACCATTGTCTTAAAAATCCTCTGACAGTAAAAATATCAATTCTATGATTTTGTGAACTAAATAATTTAAGCAAGTCATCATTTATTTCACCACCAAATTTATCCCAATACTTAAAAAACGCCTTTTTAAGGGACATCAGTGCTGACATTTGATTTTCGGTCAGTATTATTTTCATACTAATAAATATATTAAAATTATTTAATTAAATTAATATGACCTTTTATTATGTGCCACTCACCAGTAAAGTCCCTAACTTTAATTAAATACACATACACATCTTGTTTAACATAAACACCATTATATTTACCATCCCAACCTTTAGTCATAGGTTCTAGATTCTTATATGATGCTAGTAATTCCCCCCAACGGTTAAATATTAACATTTCCGCTTCTACAATACCTGTTCCATGAATTTTAAATGTATCATTTAAACCGTCTTTGGTCGGGGTAAATGAATTTGGTTTAAAAAATGTAAAATTAGAGTTTATAAACAAAGGATGGTATATTGAGTCGGTACACCCATATTCATTTTCAACATGTAAATATATTAAATAACGACCTGTGTCAGCGGGGAATGTATATGATAGATGAGTTTCGGTAAACGTTTGAAACATTATTTCCCATGTATTATATAAATTACCTTGTGATAAGTTAGTAAATTCTATTTTAGTATTTGCCGTGTTAGGATTTTCAGGTGAGTAGGCAAACTCAGCCACTGGTAATGGGTAGGTTTTAATTACATCAGTAAATGTAATTGTTGAGTCACATCCTTTATCTGATATAGCAGTTAAAGTAACAGAATAATTACCTACTGTAGTATATGTTAAATTTATGTCCTCTGTGTAGTAAGTATTCAATCCTATATCCCATATATAAGAATTTACAATTCCTCCAGAGGCTATTGTAGTTTGATTATCTAAAAATACTTGTAATGGAACACAACCTTCAAATTGACCACCAAAATTAGGTATAGGTCTAGGATAAACTTCTAGAGTTTGTAGTAAACTATCTTGACAACCATATTGATTGGTACCAATTAGTTGTATTTGGTATTGACCCCATGGATAAACTTGTTTTGGGTTGGTTGATGTTGAAAATAAATTACCGTTCAAATACCATTGATATACAGCAGCACCACTAGATAAGTTTGTGAATGTTACCGAGTCACCCGCACATTCATTTGGTGATATAAAACTAACAAATGGTAGTGGATAAATTTCAAATTGACTATAAGCTGTATCAATGCAACCATCTACTGATTGAACAATTAACTGTACAGGATATACTCCAGGAGAATTAAATGTATAATTAAAGTTTTGACTATTTTGTAAAGTATTATTTGTTGACCAATTCCAAGATGCAATTTGGCCAATTGAGTTGTCTGATAGTAAGGTTGGATAGGTTAAACAGTTATTGTTTGGAGTAATACCTGCAACTGGTATTTGATAGTTTCTATATTCTTGAACTAAAGTATCTAAACATCCATCTGTATTTTGTACAATTAACTGAACTTGATAAATTCCATTTGTTTGATAGGTATGAGTAGGACTAGTTTGATTGGAAGTGTTTCCATCTCCGAAATCCCAAGACCATAAAGCTATGTTAAATAAACTTAAATCGGTAAATGGAGCAATCATACCACACGAATCAGGTAATACAAAAGCAGCAGTAGGTTTAGGATATACTGTTATCAAATCTGAAATAGTATCAGTACAACCGCCTTGGCCAGTGACAATTAAGGTAACTGGGTATTGACCATTTGTGTTATAGAAATGAGTTGGGTTCTGTTGGTTCGAGGTTTGACCATTACCTAATGACCAATTCCATCCTATAATTTGAGAGTTTGTAATTGTAGATTGGTCGGTGAATGTAAATGGAATACCATAGCAAGTTGGAGTATGTGTAAATTGAGCAGTTGGGATAGACCAGATTGTTACTGGTTGAGTAATCGTATCAGAGCATCCTTGGTTAGAATTAACAATTAGAGCTACATTATAAATACCAGGAGCATTGTAGGAATAATTAGTATTTGGTTGATTAGATGTTTGACCGTTACCAAAATTCCACTGATATGAAGTAATAAATCCAGGAGGAGCGATTATGGATGTACTTGATATTTGACCTGATAATCCGCAAGAATCTGGAATAGTAAAATTAGCTATTGGAGTAGGAGGAACATTAACAATTTGCGTAGCTGTATCAGAGCATAATCCAGGACCTATAACTATTAAGGTGGCTAGGTATTGACCAGGATTAGCGTACATTTGAGTTGGATTGGTTTGGTTTGATGTATTTCCATTTCCAAATGTCCATTGATAGTTCAAGTTGGCATTACCTAAAACATTTGAGGTATTCGTAAAAGGTACAGCATTACCATGACAAGTTTGTGGAGCTGTAAAGGAGGCTACTGGTATTGCATTAATAGTTATAGGCTGAACTTCTGAATCAGTACAGCCACCAGTTGATGTAACTGTTAATGTTACATTATATACACCTGGGTTAGCATAATTGTAAATCGGATTCTGCTGATTTGAGGTCTGTCCATTCCCAAAATTCCACTGATAGGAAGTGATTTGTGCAGGAGGAATAACAGTTGATGTATTGGTAATCGTATCACTCAGTCCGCATGTATTTGGTAATGTAAAGGCCGCTACTGGTAAAGGATTAACGGTAACTTGTTGAACTGTAGTATCTTTACAACCACCAGGTCCCGTAACAATCAAAGTAACAGTGTAAGTACCTGGGTTTGGATATTGATACCAAGGAGAGGTTTGTACTGAAGTAGCTCCGTTACCAAAACTCCAAGCGTGTTGCATTAATCCACCACCAAATATATTAGAGGTGTTTTGAAAAGGCATATTCTGGCCAGCACAAACATTTTGAGTTGCAAAACTAGCAACTGGTATTGCGTTTACGACTATTGGTTTAGTTATTGTATCGCTACATCCTACACTGTCTTGAACAATAAGAGTGACATTGAAATTACCTGGGGTGTTGTATGTATGAATTGTGTTTTGATTGGTGTCTGTAGTTCCATCACCGAAATCCCAAAACCAAGAAGCAATTCCTCCAGGATTGGCTATTGTAGATTGGTCTGAGAATGCTTTAGCCAAACCACATAAAGTATCTACAGCAAAATCAGCATTTGGAATAGGAGGCACAACAATAGGTAGAGTCACTGTATCTTCACAACCAACTTGAGCTGATGAAATTAAAGTTACATTGTATGGTCCTGGATTTTGATAGGTATGAATTGGATTAGGAAATGATGACTGACCTCCATCACCAAATGACCAATTCCAAACTGCGGGTTGAACTCCTGGGATAATGGTGGAGTCCGTAAATTGTATTTGACCATTACATAAACTTTGCCAGTTAAAATGGGCTGTAGGAAGTACAGGATTGATGTTTGCAGACAATTGAGCTGTACAACCAGTAGCAGAAGTTAGGGTAACCTGATATACATTTTGACCCCATGTCGGATTGATAATAGATATTTGTTGAGTAGTTGCTCCATTGGACCATTGGTATCCAACAAAACCTGGAGGAGCAACAAGGGTTGCTACAGTATCACCTACGCAATATGTAATATCAATTTGAAGAGGACGGCACTCTGCAGCCAAATACGCGTATCCGAAATGACCTGAGTAATCACAATCTCCAGTACGAGCTTCAATAGTAACTACCTGACCAACATAGTTAAGTAGATTAACACCAGTAGTAGTCCAATCTCTCCATCTCACGTTTTGATAGTTTATGAATCCAGGTACATTATTACCCGCCGCCACTTGATAAAAGGTACAAGGAATAATTCCTCCATTCTGATTTCTAACCTGCATTTCAAAACGGGGTTGAGCAATTGGTGGGTGTCCAGGGTCTTCTAATACCACAGCATAACGATAAACGAATAAAGCATTTTGATTAGATACTGTAAAAGAGTATGTTAAACTTTCAGCCTGCGCACCCACCTGACTGTTTCCTAACCGAGCTGATTGAGGTATTCCTGGAGGAGTTCTTGTTAAAGCGGGTACAATAGGGTCTAAACCAGGTGTCATAATAGTATGACGACCATTTTGTATTGTATTGGGGTTCGTAATTACAATTGGGCAACAATTTCCAATTCCTCCAATCCAGTTCTGAAACCCGTTCATTGAGAAATCGGCATTCGGACATTGACTTGGTTGTGACCACAATAATTTTGTGAAAAATAAAAATAAAAACAAACTTAAATTTCTCATACTGGTAAATATATCATTTAATCATATTTATCGCATCTTCAACTAGTATAACACCATCAATTCCTTCAATTAAAACAGGCTTTTTCTTTTTACCATGTTCAACAAGCTTACCAACAACCATGTAAAACTTACAAGGAGTTTTAAAATTGTTTTTATACATTAAAGCGTTATACGCTTTTTGTTTTAATCTATCACTTCTATAAGTCGTAGTTAAGTCCATGTAGATATCAACACCATCAACATTCTTGTGGAAGTCAAAATCAATAATTTGTTTCTTACCATGTGAATTAACAAACGAAGGTTTTTGTTTTTTACCAAATTTTTTTAAACCAGTTTGCTCAGTGAAATAACCTTCAAGACTATTCCCATTTCTAGATTTATCCCCGTTTTCTAAACTGTACTTCATTTTCCAAAACCAATATTACTCTCACCTTTCGCACTTGGGGTTCTTTTCATTCCCTCTAAATTTTCCATAGTTTCTTCAAAACTACGACCCATGACTATTGTTGAAATTACAACTTCTTTTAAGTGTGATAACGACATACCCTTTGTTCTTTCAACCCATTCGGTCATGTTTATCTTATTTAAATCTTCCTCATTTAATTTGTGTCTGATATACGCTTCACGAATTTCTTCGTTTGGTAACTCAACTTTATATCGTCTATCAAATCTTGATGGTCTGTTGGTTATTCGTTCCTGTAATTTTTCAGGATAGTTAGTGGTTGCAATATAAACAACATTTTCAATTTGTTTAACCCCATCTAATATATTTAACAATCGACTAACTTGATTTCTATTTTCACCAGCAATTGAATCAATGTCTTCTAGTATTACAACCAAAGGTCTTTTAGGTTCAATCTTACGGAAAGTTGGTATAAATTTAGTGAATGATTCAACGTCATCCTCATCTTTAACGTTTATAACAATACCGTCTTTATCCATAATTAATTTGGATAAAAGCTGAATAATACCAGACTTACCACACCCTGGTTCACCATACATTAGAATACCTCTCTTATGCACGAAGTTATATTTTTTATAAACATCAACACGATTCCAAAAACTATTAATATCTTCAATAATATCTTTAATCTCAGGTGATGGTAAATGATATAACTCGTCAGTTTTAAACGGTTGTTTCTTAAGTGTATAGGTCTGATGGGTATGACTCCATACGATTTCATAAACACCTGTTGGTACTTTGGGTGTTGTAACATAAGATGGTAAATATTCATCGTCTTTTAGTTTATTCCAACAACTTGGAACATCTGTTTCGTACTTTTTATCGTAAGAATCGTCCTCAAAATAACCCTCAATTTGTGGTATACTTTCTTCAATCGCAATATTTTCCATATCCATAATAACAAAGTTTAATACAAAGATAAAAAAATAAAAACCATTTATCAAGTTAGACTTTGTTTTTATATTTAAATAAAAAGTTATGGCGCATCCAATAATTCATGCGAAATCATCCGCTAAAAAGTTTGGTGGGACTTGGGAGGAATACATTCACATTCACAACTGGTTTGATGAAACCAAAGCTTGGTATGGACACTCAAATCATAGAGTATGGAGACATCACTCAGAGGGGATATTTGAGATGGAAAAGATATTCGGTATGTCTTTTATAAATAGTGAAGGGAAAACCGTTTATACTCGATATGTTGGTGAGCAACATGTTAAAGAAGATTGTTATAATCATATACCTTCAGCTAAAGAATGGTTACAAGCTTTAGAATCTAAAGAAAGACCTATGTGGATGATGAGAACGTTAGAAATTAACGTTGATTAATATATTTATATTAAAAAGTCTATGAAAAAACCTATAGTTACAGAAGAAGAATTAAAATCACTTAAATTATTTTCATATTATGCACAATCAAATGGTATAAAATCGGGACACATTGAGGTTAGTATACAAGAGTGTGGAATAGATTGGATTAGTGAATTATATGGTGATGATGGTGGTAGAGCGGAAATGTATGCCGCAATAGAAGAAGTTATAACAAATATTTTGGAAAGAAATGAAATTTTTAATTATTTGGACGATTGTGAAAATTATGCTGTGGCAAGAATAAATATAGACTGCATTGAAAAAACTTTAGAGATTGAATTATCTGAAACTGTTCGTGGTTCTAACGAAATGTCAGATAGTAAAGAATTTGATGAATTAGATAAGTCTATGATAACTTCTTTAGAAAAAATGTTTGAGGAAAGTGACTCACCAACTTTTGAAGTTGCCTTTTATGGTGGTGGTGATTCGGGTGATATTGAGTCAAGAACTAGTAATGGTGTGGATGTTGATAGAAATATTGAAAATTTATTGTATGCCTGGTTAGAATCATTTTATGGTGGGTGGGAAATTAATGAAGGTTCTCAAGGTAGATTTATTTTTGAATATGAAGACAAAATAATTTATTTAGAATTTGAAGAAAACACGGAAGAAAATGAAGAACGTGATATAGATTTTCAAATTAAGTTTTAACAAAAAACCCCTCCGAAGAGGGGTTTACTGTCTGGCTAATAGATGAATTATTTGTAAGAGAGTTTTGTAGTTTGATTTGCGAATTTTGAATTTGGCAAATTTTGACTAAAGGACTGTTCTACATCAAAATCGTATCATCAATGACTGCAAGTGTGTCGTATCTTAGAATTGTTCAACGGATAACCGTTAATACTCATCTTTCACCTAGACAGGCTTAAATTTCCGTGTTGGAGTTATGTACATCCAACTCGTCTTGAAGTTGTTCAATTTGAGTTTCTAATGTTTTAACCATTTCGTCTCTTTGAACAATCCCAATTTCCGCAGTTAGTACGGCTGATTCTCCTGGTTCTCCCCATCTTCCTCTTGACGGTTGTTTACCTTCACTACAGTTCATCCCATTTAATTTAGAAACCATAGACTTTAACTCAGCCAATTTGAAAATTTTATCATAGACGGGAGCATTTGCTCTATGAATTTTGGTTTTCAAATCAACCAACTGTTTAGTTCCTTCGTTCCACTTTGCCAACATTTCTTTAGGTGCGTAAGGACGAACGCTTCCTTCCTCAACTGAGTTGTATTGGGACAACTTAATGAACACCTCGTTATTTTCTTTAACGAGTTTGTTTTTCAATTTAAGAGCTTGTTTAATATTCATTATACTTGTTTTTAACTTCTATACAATTATAAGATATAAAATAAAAAAGTCAATTACCATATCTCATAAAATAACAATCGATATTCACTACCTCTTCGTTCCGCAATTTCTTTTTCTAACTGGTCTCTTAACTGTTCGTTGAATACGTCCCACCTCATCGCCATCACCTCAAACCCCAACATATTACCAATAGTTTGGATGTAACTAGACATATCGTCTTCAGGTATCCATTGATTTGACATTAAAATAATACTTTCCTGAACTTTAGGATATGACGTGTAAAGGTAAAACATCCTATAATCAGGATGTCTTCTCATCTTAGGGTGTTTTTCATAAACTTCCTTTAAGAACGTCTCAACTCTTTTTTGGGTACACAGACATAAATTAAAAATAGTAAAAATTAAAAAGGGAGTCAAACTCCCTTTTCTAATTAAATCATCTTTAAGATGACTTCGGTCTTACCATCCCATTTGATGATTCGAGATTTAGGAACCCAAAATTGCATCTCTCCAATTTCTTCAACTTTTGCCAAGTATTCGTTACGGAAACGTTCTGCTTGACTTGAGTCGGTGATGTATTCAACACCCATGTGTTTAGCACAAGTCTTACCCATTTTAGTCAACATAGAGAACTCATCGGTAAGAGTTTTAGCACAACATACACACACATCACCACGTTTTACAGTCATCTTTCCTGAGAACTTAACCGCCTTTGGTGATACTGCCAATACTTTGGTAATGTCCAAGAGAATTGGGTTGAATTGAAGACCGTAAGTTTCTTTCATCTTCTGACCAATAGAACGACCTACTTTAACGGTTTCACCAACAGTTGGGATATTCAACTTACGGGTATTCTTCTTGTCTTCCTCGCCCTGAATCTGTTTGTTAGCAGCTTCAATTTGTTTGTAGGTCAAAGTACCATAAGTCATCAACTTACCTTTAAGGTCATTAACAAAAGTGTTCTCACCTTCGTATTTGGCAATACGTTTCATATCCTCAGGAAGTTCATCAACATTCACCTGCTTCACACCACCACTCAAAGCTTTCTCTACAGCCTCGGCTTGTTTGTCGGTCAATCGACCCCATTTGTTAATCACGTCCTTCATTTTGAGAATGAAAGGGTTAGTGCCTTGGTAGTTACGAACTTTGGTGGTGGTGTTGGTGGTTGTCATATTTGTATCGTTTTGTGAATACAAAGATACAACAAATTATCAGAAAACCAAAAAAAAATTTAATTAATTTGTGGGATGTTCAAACACAAATTCAGTGTTATCACCATTTAAGTAATCACTATTATCTCTAATTACTCTTTCTTTAATACCATTTTCAATATCTTCTGAGAATGGACTTGGTACGATATATCCTTCAGGGTCTACAACCATTTTGTTAGCACCTTCAACTTTCCCAGCTTTATTGATTGTAACATAAATTTTAATCTTACCATCCTCCTCTTTAATGTTTGATATAGTAAAATTAACTTTTTTTCTATTTTCATACCAACCAATAGATATTGTTCTTTTTGTACCTATTAAAGATTTGGCAAATTTACTTGAGAAATTAGTTACTCTTTTTCTTCTAATTTCATCTAATGAAACACCTCTCATTAGACTACTAATCTCATCTTGAGTTACCAAATATGTATCAGCCTTTAAACCAGAATTGTATCTAACAGGATTTGAACCTGAAAGATGTTTTGCTGTTGAGCTGGAATAACTATTACTAACTCGATACCAATTATTATTTATGAATAGATAAATTGGATACCAACCATAAGATTTAACAACATAATACCATTCATTATTATTATTTACATCCCAATATCCTTCAAGATTAGAACCTTTGAATGGTATTTTTGCACTACTATATTCATAAGCGGTGTTGTTTGGTGTTCGTCTCTGTTTGAAACTTCTAAAATCTCTAAAAGTTAATTTATTTATGTTTTCATAATCACCTTCAGGTCTATAGTTAGCGGTATAAACTTCATAATAGAATCTAGCATCAGACTCAGGTCTACCTATGAACGGCATCATAGTTTTAACAAATGCCAATAATTTTGATTGGGTAGGATAGTTTTCTTTATTCTTATTCAAGTACTTAAACAAACGAATTTCTTTTTCAGATAAAGGATTATCACCTTGACCTTCTAATTGTTCTTTGATTATACGTTTGATTAATTTTTTCATCAGTTATAAATATCCAATAAAAGAAAAAATCCCCACATCTCTGTGAGGATTCTCTATATTAACATTAATAACTAATCACTTCAAATATCTCAACTTATATAATGTCGAATTTATTAATTCACAAACATTATCAATTTGATTTTGAATCCAAGTATCTTTACAACAGTCTCTTAAATCCGTCACTTTATCACATAACTCTTTGAAGTAATTTATTGTTGACGTAGTATCTTTATAATCTTCAATAGGATATTGTTTATAACCTTTTAATATTGTGTATTTACCTTGGTAAGACTCGATTAGACCATCCGTTAATTCATCTATGCTAGTATAATAACCGTTTAACGCCATGTGCTCAGCGTATGATTTACATTGTAAATGAAATGTATGTGATTGTGTTTTTGAATGTAATAACAAAGACATCATTTCAGTAAAGTCTTTTTTACCACCATTGTTCTGTTCAACAATTAGTCCTTTTTGTTTTACAGCTTCAAATAATTTTTCCTTTAATATGATTTTATCCATCTTAATATTTTATCTATAAATATTATGTAATTTCAAAATATATTAATTCAAGATTATCAATCGAATACAGTTTAAGGTGGTATTTCATTTCTTTATCTATGTAGTGTTTAATTATATTATCAGTTAACTGTTTAAATTCATCTCTATTATTGACTTTAACGGTTACTATTGTTAGTCCATTTTTTTCAATAGTATTTCCAACCAAACTTATATTTAATTTTTCCTTTTGGTTTGGTATGGTAATTAGTATGTTTTTACCTTCATTAACTTTAAATAATTTCTCTAACACTAATTAAAAATTTTTTGTAACTAAATCTTTTTCAGATATGATAAGTTCACCCTCATTTAAAACACCATCTTGGTATTCTTTTATTGTGTCAACTATTTCAGGGAATTCTTTCCAATAAATAGAACCTTCGTTTTCGGGACTATAAATATTGTCCACCAAATATTGAACAACCGTGTTATCCTCGGTAGTTAAAAACCCATGAGCATATCCTCTAGGGACATATAATTCTTCGCCAGGGGTTACAATAAATTCATAAACTTTTAAATAATGTGGTGAATCAATTCTAATATCAACAATAAAGTCAATAATCATTCCTGTAATTACCTTAATAAGTTTTGCCTGAGCAAAATCACCTAATTGAAAGTGCAACCCTCTAAAAGTACCTTTTTTAGGGTTAAAACTAACATTACTTTGAATCCAATCTTTATCTAAAGAATATAAAGATAGAGGTGCAAAGGTACCTCTGTGGTCAACAAATACGTTATTTTTTATTTTAAAACCCTGTTCCATAATTATGAATTAATTTCAGCCATCATAACCATTAAGGCTTCAGCTTTATCTCTTGCGTTGGTATATTGTTCCACAATTTTATCCATTTCTTCAGTGAATTGTGGGTGTTCACCTATAGCAACAGGATTATTAATGTAGACTTCAAGTCTAGCAATTGCGTCCATCATTTCCGCATGATACTTAGCTGACAATGCAGCACTTAATCTGTTTTGTTTTGATTCCATTTTATTTATTTTTAATTTTATTTATCGTTTCTTTTATCCATTCTTTGAATGTTATATTCTGAATATCACCAAAAATATTCATGTACTTACCACTATCTAGGCTATATCTCCTATCATGACCTAACCTATCTTCAACATACTTAAATTTAACATCTTTACCTAAAGACTCACTAATCATTGACACTATTTCGTTATTGGTATATCGCTCACCAGTTCCAATATTAAAAATTTTATTTACGTAATCAGATTTAAGTAATTTATAAATTGCCTTAGCATTATCATCGGCATGAATCCATTCTCTAATTTGATTTCCGTCACCATAAACAGGAACCTCGATTCCGTTTTTAATTGAATTGATAATTTTTGGTACAAATTTTTCTTTATGTTGGTTTTCACCGTAGTTATTACAAGTTCTAGTAATTAAGTACGGTAACTTGTATGTTCTACCCGCAGCCATCACTAACATATCTGAAGACAATTTAGTTGCCGAATAATATGAACTACCAATTAAGGGTGATTCTTCATTAGCAATTTTATATCCAGGATAATCATCCATGTCACCATAAACTTCATCCGTAGATATCTGAATAAATTTTTTTAGGTTTTTATTTTTTCTAGCAACTTCAATTAAATTAAAAGTGCCTTCAACATTTGTTCTTACAAATGGTAATCCGTTACTAATTGAGTTATCCACGTGAGATTCAGCCGCAAAATTAACAATATAATCATATTCACCAAGTTCTTCTGATGTTACATCACAAATATCTTTTTGTAAAAATTTTACACTTTTTCTAATATTATTAGGATTTGCGGCGTATGTGATTTTATCAATCAATATAATTTCATCATCTTGGTTTTCATTCACATAATTAATAAAGTGTGAACCTATAAACCCCAAACCGCCAGTTACAATAATTTTACTCATAAAAAAAAACCTTCGTATAAATTATAATACAAAGGTTTTTAATTGTAAAATATTATGATAAATTATTTACCTATAACAATCTCATCGTAGTTTAATTTACCCATACCACCACTATCATCAACTAGTTCATCATACATAAATGTTTTAACAACTGATGTAATACTTTGTTCAGCTTGGGCAATCTTAGATTCCATCCAATCTTCTAACTGCTCACCATCTTCCATTTCTTCCCACATTTTGTAAGCCATAATAGCTATAGTGAATAATTGTTTTTTAGCCATGTAAGAACCTTCTTCATGATTCTCAACAATTCTACCATCTTTAACACCGTTAATTAACTTTTCAAGTTGTTTTTCGGTTAATATAATATCTTTACCCATTTTAATAGTTTATTAATAAATATCTGAAAACAAAAAAAGGAGACCGAAGTCTCCTGATTTGGGGCCGACCAGATTAGTCGACGGTTCCACCACCTTATTTTTCTAAATAAGGAAACACGATTAACTAAACTCAGTGGATGACGAAACCCTTAAACCATCCACATATGTGTCATGGTACTTGGTGTAATCAACATAGTGAGTTGTTGGGTTTCTTTCATAATAGGTTTTAACATCCCAACCATCAACACACCAATTTAAAGCCATCTCAATGAACTCTTCAACTGGTTGTTCAACACCGTATTCATCAACAACTCTACCACTTCTAATAAATTTTAAAAGTTCTTCTTTATTTGAATAGTATTTGTTTTTATGGAAGTTCCAAGAGAATTTCCATCCACCGCTTCTTTTACCTAAATGAACTGACATACCTTCGGTAAGTTCTTCCCAAGGATTTAAATTTTCCCATTGAGATTCAGGATTTGTGATTGAGCGATACCCTCTTTGAATTTCACCAGGACACCACCTATCCATCTCCTGTAATCGAATATGCAATTTTTGAAAACGAGAGTTTACTTCGTCTACTTTAGGTACCCTATAATAATTAGTTCCCATAATATATATTTTATTTAGTCACCAAAGCCTCAATTTTACTTCTCATGTGGTCCGCAAGTTCGTACTCATTGGTTGTAGTAACAACGATAGAGTCTTCTAAAAAACGGAATGGTATGTTGATTAGAAAATCAGTTCCGTTGAAGAACGTTAGATTTTCCTTGAGTTCCAAACATCCTTGAACCATTTTTAGGAACAGTTTGAACTGTGTTCCATCCACAAATGTTTCATTCAAAAGGGTTCCGAATTTTTCGTTTTCGATTCTGATTTTATATACTACTGTGTTCATATCTGACTTAATTGTTATACAAAGATAAATAAAATTTTAGACTTTACCTAATGATTCTACCAAATTTTCTAACCCAATGTTATTAGGAACCTCAACTTTAATAACTTTAAAGGTAATTACATCTTCAACTGGACTATAATTGTATGATAAAGTAATGTGTGTTTGGTTGGCATTCTCCACAACAAATGTACTAGGTTGTAAACTTCTAGAATTGGTTCTAATAAATTTATATGGAAACTTATCGGAAAGTTCTTTATAGGCTCGTTTATTAATATCTTCTCGTTCTTTTTTTAAGTTTTCCTGACGAAATAGAGTTTCAACGTGTTCGATAATTTTTTTAGCCACAGTTCTTCCTGACTTGTAATAAGGACTTTCGTTATAATCAATGTTAGTTCTAACTTTGTATCCTTCATTTGTAGACCTCCAAGAACCTCTATGACTTACATGATGTTCACAAACTTCAATACAAATACGGTTTCTAAAATGTTCCTCAGGTAACTTACCAACATACTTAATAGTTAAATCAAAGTATTTCAAAGGAATTCTCTCAACAGGGAATCCATCTACAAAAATGGGAAATTCATCAACCCTTTCATCCTTAATTAATTCAAAATCAGGTGAAATCTTTAACATTTCATCGAAGTATTTTTGAAAGGCCGATTCTCTGTCTCTGTGTTCTTTGGACCTTCTGTTAACGCCATCCATAACACGAGCTTTAGCATTTCTATACGATTTTAAGTATTGTTCTTTGGTTAATTTACTATTGGTCATTGTTTAGGTCTTTGTTAATACAAATATACAACAAATTATTTAATTTGCCTCATTAAATCCCTATTAATGTCTTTTTCTTTTATACTTTCTCTCTTGTCGTATAACTTTTTACCTTTACCTAAAACTATTTCAACCTTTAACAAACCTCTATCATTTGTAAAAATTTTATAAGGAACCAAAGTTAACCCCTTAATAAGTTCTTTTTGTAACTTTACAAGTTCTTTTTTCTTAAGAAGAAGTTTGCGTTCTCTCAATGGTTCGTGAGTGTATGATTGTTTATATTCAGGTATATTCATACCCCGAATAAACAATTCACCTTGATTAAAATAACAATAAGCGTCCACAAGTGAAACTTTACCATCACGTATTGATTTAACTTCAGAACCCATCAGTTTTATACCAACAACAAAAGTATCTACGAAGAAATATTCGTGACTAACTTTTTTATTAACTATGTTGACTGATGACTTCATAACAACAAAGATAGTAAAAAAAATAAAAAACCCCAAAAAGTTTTTACACTTTTGGGGTTTTAAGTATTTCAACCATTAAAGAAAGGGGTTTGGCTGTGTATCACATAAATATCACAATTTTTTAAAAAGTTTAATCTTTTGTTAAAATTTTTAAAATTAATTTATATAGTTGGTCATTTTTGTCTTCTATAGGTATATTATTAACATCAAAATAACCACACTCGGTGTGTTCATCACCGTCAATAGCGTTTTTTAAGTCAGGATTAATTTTTTCATCAACCTCCATTAAAAAAACATACATTAACCCTTTGTTTTTAGAGCCGTCTCTATTAGTTCTATTTATAAACCCAACAAGTTTTAATTTAGTTTCAGGTTTGATATTAGTTTCTTCGTAAAATTCACGAATAGCACCATCATAAGGTGACTCACCATTATTAATTTTACCCGCGGGTATTGACCACGCGCCAGGTAATGAACCTTCATTATTTCTTTTACATAACAGAACTTTATCGTCATGTTTAACTAAAACACCAGAGTACCTTTTAACTATTTCCATTTGAATCGATATTTATCAATATGTTAATAAATATAAATAGTAAAACTTTTAAAGTAAAATCTGTTTTTACTGGAAAAGATATATCAAAAGGAATGATGGGTAGAAAATTTGATTCATCTTTTGATGGTATGTTATTTATTATGGAGCCAGGTCAACATTGTTTTTGGATGAAAAATTGTATTATTGATTTAGATATAATTTTCATAAAAAACAATACGATAACAAAAATACACCACAATTGTAAACCTTGTAATTCTGAAAATTGTGAAAATTATTGTGGTGAAGGTGACTTAGTATTAGAAGTTGATGGTGGTACTTGTAAAAAGTACTCCATTGAAAGTGGTGATACCTTAAGATTTATTTAGAGTTAATCTTTTCTTGTAAAACCTTAACAAATTCATTTTGTATCATCTTGGTGAACTTAACGTAAGGTGCATCATCAGACTCAGGGTTGTATTTGTATTTACCTTGTGGTGGTCTATTTGACCTACCTAAATAATTTAAACCTGAAATGTTGGTAATACATTTGTGACCACCACTATTCGACTGTATTAAATCCCAAGCATTTATAGTTACTTTGTCTAAAACACTCATTTCTTCATCGCTTAATTCTGTAAATGGTTTTTCCATTATCTTACCAATATAAGTTAGAATTTCTTTTCCACTATCCATAGTTTTAAAACTATCTCCATAAAGTGCAACAAAATCTCTAAATGTAAAACCTACTGACTCACCACCAAAATCTTTAGATGATTCGGATATCCATTTAATAGTTGATAAAGGTATTTGTCTATCTTTTAGTTGTGATTCCCATTTTGATAACACCTCTTGAGCAATTTCACCTAAATTAACACCTTTTAATTCTCTCTCTTTTTTGAAAGGGTTACATGAAGCTTGAACCAATCCTAAAGGCCATGCGATAACCAAGAAGTCGGCTTCTGGATTATTTTTGAATGGTGTATATCTATCATAAGAACCAGGTTTGGTCATTATACCACCACCATATTGAACAATAATATTATCCATAACATTTACGTTAGGGCTTGTTTTCATTTGTTCTATATACGCTAATTTGTTTTTTTCTAACTCTTCAACACCAACATAACCTTTTTCTTTCATAATTCGTTTTATGTTCATAACCAAATTAAGTAAAGATGGTGATGATTTTAAGACAAGTTCCTCAAGAAACCCTGGTTTGTTTTTAAAAGCTAAAAGTAATTTGTTAGCGACTAAACCAAGTGCTCTTTTATTTTTAGCTAAAGATTCGTCTTTATCTAATTTAAATAAATAAGAAATTACTTCATCAACACTAACTTCGTTTGACGCATAGTTGGCTGAGTCAACCATTGATATTAATTGTATATCTTCAGGCGTAAAAACATCTTTTGGTGATACTACTTGAGATATGGTTTCTACGTTTGAGCGAGAAGCTCTGAATGAGGTTGACTTTGTATCTTCAGCCCCAGCCTGTCTATCATGATGGTCCGTGTGAATAACAAACATTGGTTTACCGTGTGCAAAATCAACTAAAACAGGCATTGTATCGCCCTGAGCGTCATTCTTTTTAACCGCAAACTCTTTATCGCCATATTGAATTACGTGAGCATCAACAACTTTAATACCATTGTTTTCTAGATATTTTTTCATTGCTAAAGCTGTGGTTACACCATCCAAATCTTGGTGAAAATATATTTCAGCCTTTGGGTATCTTTTAGCCAACTTATTTATATCTCTAAGTCCGCTCTCTTTAATTAATTTTTTCATTATACAAGTTTTGCGGGTCCGCCAAGTAATCCACCGATTATTGTTGATAGTATATCACCACCTTTTCCAAGTGAAGATGCTGGTGTTGATGATGTTTGAGATGGTAGTGGAGGTGGTGGCGGTGCTTGACCCAATCCCATCTCAGAACTCCATGTTTGTTGTGCTTGTGGTGTTTGAGAATACTCTTCCCATCTTTGTTCCGCGTTAGGAATAGTTTGTTCCAACTCTTCAGGTCCCACAAAATTAGCAACACCTAACCAATCTAAAAATCCTAAATAGGTTTTGGTTCTTCTCATTAATGACCTAGTTGCTGGATTTCCACCGAATATTCTTGGGACTCCAGCATATAGTTTTTGGCCTAATTTAGCATCTGATTTCATATACTTCCACCAAGAATTTTTCATGTCTTTATAACCACTAAAAACTTTACCTTCTTGTTTGGCGATTTGTTTTAATAATTCTTCTTTTTCTGCAGCGCCTAAAGCCTTTTCAGCTTTAAGTGTTGCACCACTACGACTCGCTTTTGAAAATATTTGAACATATTCTTCAACGGCATTAACCAACCCTTTACCAAGACCTGGTACTCTACCAACTGAGTTTCGTAACAATTCAACTAATTTTGTTCCCCATGTCGGAGCCTTTTCAACCATTTTTGCAATTGGTCCACCAGCCTTTTTAGCGGTAGACGCTATTTTAGCAGCATCTTTAGCAACAACCGCCGCTCTAAACGCTTTGGTTGCGGAACCTCCAACTTTTAAAACACCAATAACAGGTTTGGCGATAGCGTCTCCTAAGAATGGTAATACTGAAACCCATGATAATATAGCAAAAAGTTTATCACCTTGTCTCCAATAACTTATACCATTAACCAAATCAACAATCCCTGTCGGGTCAAAAATACCAACAATATCACCAACAGTATTATACCATTTATCTTCTTTAAGAAGTGGTTTTTTTTCGGGATAAACCACTTTTAACATTTCAACAACAATTCTTTTGTCTTTGTTAGATAATTTATTCCATTTTTCATTAAGAATTTTATGGAATTCTTCTTGATATATCTCAAATATTCTATCTTTTAATTCGGATTCTGTAACTATTTTAGGCATATGATATTTTTTACTATAAATATCATAAAAATAAAAAAGAGGACTTAAAGTCCTCGATTAATGTAATTCTAATTTAACTTGTTTCTTTTCGTCAACAAAATGTTGGACTCTATCTCGAGCTATTTGACAATAATTGGGTGATAATTCAATACCTAACCATCTTCTATCTAAAATCTCAGCAGCTACACAGGTAGTTCCACTTCCGTTGAAAGGGTCTAAAACAACATCATTTTTGTATGTTAATATTTTAATGGCTCTTGTTGGTATATCCATAGAGAATGTTGCTTTAGTTAAACTTTTAGTGTCCGCAAAATAGTTCCATTGTCCAAACACTAAATCAATAAATTCTCTTTTTTGAGCGTCGGTATAAAAAGTTTTGTTTCTTAAATTACCGTTTTTATCTTCAACTTCTTGTATGTTACCAACCCATTCAGGAACTCCTTTAATTTTTTTAATGTGATGTTTTTTATAAGCTAAAATTACACACTCTTTAGGGTTATAGATGTACGGTGCTGATGGGCTCATCCAAGAACCCCAAGCGGTTGTTCGGCTCCTGTGTGGAGAATCCTCTTGTAAATCAACAACTCCAAAAAATTTATAACCAATTTTTTTCATTATTTGCCAAACTTCACTTACCATAAAAACACGGCCACCCTTGTCTTGCCTATTAATTTCATAAGGAATGTTTATTGCGATACGACCATCATCTTTTAAAACTCTAAAAGCCTCAGTCATCCATCTTTCGGTAAACTTAAAGTATTCATCAACCAACATGTCATCATCATGAACGTCATATTCAATACCAACTCCGTATGGTGGTGATGTAACAATTAAATCAACACAACCTTCAGGTAGTGTTTTCATTACTTCAGTACAATCCCCATTTATAATTTTTCCTGTTTCAATCATTGTATTTTATTTTAAGATAAACATTACCCCAAAAATTAGTAATGTTACGATAATAGTAATGAAAACTAATTTAATAAACAAGTCAAAAGTTTTATAATTTCTTTCAACTTGTTTTTTAGTTCTGCCTTGCCATTCGTCTCTATTCCACTCCATTGTTTTCAAGTTTTTTAATATGATGTTCCAAGTACCAAAGAGCCTTTTTAAGGTCTTCTAATTCTTTTTTAGGGTCTTTCTTACCCGCCCTTGAGATGTATTTAACAGTATTACCCAAACTAAACCCTAATCCCCAAGCATCAATTACTTTTATCGCTTCATAAACATTATTTTCACCCCCATAATGATTGGGGTGGTTAATCATTTCTCCCATAATAATCAGTCGTTAAATATTGAACCGTTTCTTCTTTGAACGTTATTAAAATTAAATTGAATTTCTTTTGACGAAACATTAGCTTTAGAGTTCATAGTTTCCATGTCAACAACGTAGTCTTCATCGTTTTGATATTCATCAAGTAAATCGTCGTTTTTAATAGTTCCGTTATATTTCTTTATGATTTCTTCGATGTTTTTCATACCTACATTACTATACATGTTATTTAAAGTATTGTGTAATTCTTCAGCCATTTTCATACTTTCTGAAATTACCTGTACAATTTGGTATGGATTTGCGTTAGAAGCTGGTCTTCTATCTTCCAAATATCCTTTCCAACCATCATAAGTTTGTTTTGGTATTCTAATTGAAGCCCCTCTATCACTAACACCGTAAGTAAATTTATCAATAGATTGTGTTTCGTGTTTACCAGTAAGTCTCATGTAATTGTCAGTACCATAAACCTCAATGTGTTTATTTTTTCTACTATCAAAAGCCTTAAATATTGAATTAAAGTAGTCTTCACCACCTTCTTCCCTCATTCGTTTGTTTGAGAAATTTGTGTGTAATCCTGAACCATTCCAATCTTGATTACCTAATGGTTTTGGGTGATATTCAATATAGTAGCCATATTTTTCAGAAATTTTTTCCATAAAATACCTTGACATCCACAAATCATCACAGGCCTTTAATTTACCTTTACCAAACACCTGATACTCCCATTGACCTAGTGCGACTTCAGCGTTAACACCAGTAATATCAATACCAACATTAATACAAAACATCATGTGTTCCTCAACCAAATCCCTACCAACTACATTACCCCCAACTCCGCAATAATATTTACCTTGAGGTTCTAATCCAAGATTTGGGTGTTTTATTGGGTTATGACCTAAAACAGGTCGGTACTTACCTTCTCTAATAAAATATTCCTGTTCAAATCCAAACCAAAAGTTATTATCATCCTCAATTAGCGCCCTGTGATTTGATTCATGTGGTGTTCCATCAGGATTCATCACTTCACAAAATACATAAACTTTTTTATCGTTTTCTCTATATAGTCTAACAGGTTTTAAAATACAATCTGATTTTGACCCCTCAGCTTGTTTGGTTGATGAACCATCAAAATTCCATTCAGGAATTTCTTCTAATGATAGTGGTGGATGACTTAAAATTTTAATTTTACTTCTTAAGTTTGGTTCAGGTAAATAACCATCTAACCAAACATATTCAATTACTTGTTTCATATTTAATTTATTTTCGTTATGTAATACTTGCAAATTTTAAAACTTTTTTTATACCCATCCCTAATAGAAAAAGAAGGTTTTTTAGTAATATGAAAACCTATTTCTTTTTCACCGAACCTAACATAAAAGTCATAATCGTTAATACCAATTGATAAACGATATTTCAAAAAAGTCACAATATATTGTTTTCCGTGTCCGTCAACAACATACCTATTTGTTTTTAACAACGTAGTACCCTTTTGATATTTGACTTTCTTCGATTTCACCTTCAACTATTAACTGGTCTAAAATTTTTTGTGTTTCTTCTTCAGATACTCTCAAAATATAGTTACTTATGTAAGATATGTGAACAGGTAATCTTAATTTTGAGATTAATAATTTATATTGTTTTTGATTCATGATATTCTTTTAACTTGGTTTTAATTTCACTAATATCTAACCCATCACAATACCATTTATAAACTTCATTAGAAATAGTATCTGTGAATATAAAAGCGTCGGCACTAAATAATTTATCCAAAGATTTTTCATTTGAGATATACTCTTCAACCATTTTTTGACTCACATATCTTTTATTAAAACCCATATCTACGCCAATAACTTTTTATTACTTATATTTCTGACGTTACGTTGCTGATTTATAAAAGAAGATATTTTTCTTTTTGAAATTGGTAATAGAGTTTCTTCTATTGGGAAGATGTCTTTGGACTCAATCTCAAATAAAGGGTACAAACTTTCGTTATCAGTTTCGTAACTTTTAGAAAAATTAGATAAAATATCTGTAATAGTCAAATCTTTTTGAGGTCCGAAATATATTAATTTGGTCGTTGTTTTAGTTTGACCTTTAGTTTTATAAACTCTTTTTATTGTGTACTTCCAAACGTATATATCATCACCTGTTTTGAAGTAGAAAAATCCGTTTTTGCTTTTAATATTGTTTTTATTTTTTTTAATAACCACCTCAACAGAATCATACACAACAGACCATATAGACTTTGCAAAACCAAAGTAATCATACAGTTGTGGTTGACTATTACTCAATATCTGATGATATTCAACAATCTCTTCTTCCGATAAAACAGGGATATCTTTTGTTTTTAAATCAGTTATTAATAACTCATCATCATTTGTTAAAAATTTTTTATGAGTATATAATATTTTATTCTGATTAATTAATGTTTGTATATTACCTAAATGTAGGGATAGTTCAATAAACATTGGGTAAACTTCCATGTTTTCCAAATGTTTATTAAGTTTTTGAAAATAGTCTAAAAGTACATATTGTTTTTGCTCCGCATCTAAAATACCTTGGAATATCCAATCAGTATCCATTATGAACTCGACTTTTTTATGACCTCTTCTTGCTTTCATTTTATTTTAAATATAGAAGAGAATTATTCATAAATGAATACTTTAATTAATTCTCATTATGTAATAATCTTCCCCATTAATATTAATAGTGTCGTAATTACCGTCATAAGAATTCATTAATCCGTAACCTTCTTCATCCGCTAAACCTTTAGCTAATTCGTCTTCATCAACAAAATCTTTAATATTTAACCCATATTCTTTAATATAAAACATTGGGTTGCGTTCTACATCGTACAGTTTATCTTCAAGGACTTCTTCAATCATTTCGTCGGTAGGTTCTGTACTAGGTACAATTTCTTCTTTCTCAGATTCAAGTTTGTCTATTAGGTTTTGAAAATCCTCATAATAATTGTCGTAATTTTCGTCATCAGGGTCTAATTCGTTTTGTTCTCTTTCGTAATCTTCGATTTCAACTTCAATTTCAGATATTCTTTGTTCTTGTTCAGGAGTTAATTCAAAATCATCATCATTAAAATAAACATCAGGATTTTGATATATATCATCTCTCCACCAGTCCTCAAAATAATCTTTTAAATAATCTTCATCTATATAATTTTCTATAAAACTTTGATTAAAACCTTCAATACCAACATCGTCAATGTAATTTTCAGCGTATTCTAAAACAGCATCATCCATTTCAGTTTCAGTCCCAACAGTATATTCTTCATCTCTACTAAGTAAATTTTCAAATCTTTGTAAACCATAGTGTTCACCTGCAGGATATAAAACATAAACATCACTTTTGTCACTAATCAAATCATCAATTTCTTCCTGTAAATTATCAATCTGTTCCTGAAGTTCATCATCTTTTTCATTCCAGTCTTCATCGTCCATACTAAGACTATCTTTTTCAGTTTCTAATCTTTCGATTTCACTTCTATTTTGACTTATTTTTTCTTTTTCATCTTCACTTAACGATTCTAAAGTCCCATCACCAACCAAATACTCAAAAAGGGCATTTGCTTTAAGACCTAAATCATCTATATCAGGATTGTTTAAATTCCAATCATCAGATTCTCTGTACTCATCCATTTCATTTGATTTAGCTCTTTGTCTAGCAGCAATTCTTTTGGTTTCAACAGGGCTACCATAATCAGAAACATACCCTTTAACTTGAGTATTACCTAAATCGGAAATTTTAGTTCTACCAATTGATAGATTACCTTGAATGTATCCAATATTACCTAATGAATCTGTTGGTGTGTTTGATAAATCTAAATTACCTGTTATCCATAAAGGTTTACCTTCAAATCTAGGTAGTTTACTAATACCTTTACCGTGGTAACCCGATAGTTTCATTAATTCCACATATTCTTCAGGTGATATCTTATAGTAAGATTCCTCGGGTAATGATTGTTCTAATAAACGTTCAAGTTTTCTCATTCTTATAAATACTATTATATAAAATAAATATTATGTTTGATTTACAAATAAACAAATATTGGTAATATTTATTGATGATGGAATCAGGTATTTACATTATCAAAAACATAACTAACAACAAAATATATGTTGGTAGTTCTGTTAATATTTCGTCACGAGAATATAAACATTTTTGGATGTTAAAAACAGGTATTCACGATAATCATTATTTACAACAATCATATGACAAATATGGTAGGGATTCGTTTATTTTTGAAGTTGCCGAATTGTGCAGTTATGATGACTTAATAATTAAAGAAAATCACTATATTGATTTGTACCAATCAAATAACCCAAAATACGGATATAATCTAGCTAAAGTTAATGAATTCAGAAGAAACACATATAATGACGAGGTTAAATTAAAATTATCGACTTATAATCAAAATAAAAATAACAACTTTAAACAATTTTCATTAACAAATATTGAATCAGGTAATATATTTATATTTGACAATTTAATTGAGGGTGCGAGATACTTAATTAACAACGGTTTTGCCAAAGGTATCGAAAGAAATATTAGGATGAAATTATCAGCTTCATTACGCAATAAAAAAGTTAACAACGGTCATAAGGGTACCATAAGAAAAACTTGTTATAAACATAAATTCAATATAATAAACTAAATTAAAAATTAAAAATTATGGGCGGATGCGGATGCAAAAACAAATCAAATAACACTCAACAAAGTGTATCATCACAACAACCAAGTCAAAATCAAACCTTGTCTCAAGTTCAAGCTCAACAAACACAGAACGCTTCGATTCAAGAATCAATTCGTAAGGTTGTTGAAAAGTATTACAATAAAAAATAATACTTGGTGATTTTATCGTATTGAAGGGGCTTTACGCCCCTTTTTCTATTTATACATTTAATTTTTTTTATTATCCTTAATAAAAAATAACTTTATGAATTTTATAAATTTAAAATCTAATAGAGGGTTGGTTAATTTATTGGCGGATTTTATTCTATTAGAAATTAATGAAAATGAAAAATACGACACAATAATTGAGGTCTCTGATTTTGGTAGATTTTTTGTCGTTAATGGAATGACCTCAAGAAAAGATGTAATTAATTTGTCTGAAGTTACTGTTAAATTTAAAAAAGAATATGAAGATTTGATGACCTTACTAGGTTATGAAGAATTAAATGTAATTGACCTTATAATATACGGTAATGAATTATCTAAAAAAAATGAATTTTGGTTTACTTACTATGATACAGAAAGACCTGTATATAGCAGAAAAACAATAGATTTAACTTCCACAAATTTAAAATACCAAAAAATAAATAATAACAGTATTGAATTAGATTTTTCTGAGAATACCACAGAAGGTTTGGGGGTTTTTACGTACTCACCATTAAACATAACTTCTGAATTCCCTTACGGTCATAGTTTTAACATGGGTAGAAATTTTTACTATTATTCAGAGTATATTTGTAATCATTTGTTTACAATGTTAATGTGTGATGAAATTAGCTTTAAATGTTCAATTAATAAAGATTCAAATGATGATTATAATATCGACATAATTTCAAATTCAATATATAAAAAAGAAAAAATAAAATCACTTATATTAGATGTTTTTGACTTTAACTTAGGTAAATTCAAAAACAAAATTTCAGGGTATAA